CATATCGGTTTCTTTTGTAATCTTTGTTGCTACAGAATCTAATATCTCATATTTTTCAATAATATTAGATACTTCTTCTTTTGTTAGGAGTCTCCATTCATCAGTCCCATTCTTTTTAAACTCTAGTGTATGAGAGCCACGATCTACCCATACAGGAATACCAAATGTAATTCCCACGTATTTATCCATTAAAGCTAAACATTTATCAACTAATTTCCTATATTCTTTAGCTTCTTCTTTTCTCTTTTCTAATTTATCCATCCGAGACAGCTCCTTTTCTGTTTTGTTTCATAATTATATCACACTCCTTATTCTTCTGAAATAATTTCCACCGCAGCTTCGTAAAATCTGTTGTATAAAGTTGCATTTGTTTTAATAAGCTGAGATTTAGACAGTCCATGAGCATACTCGTCCCAGTTAACACCATTTTCTGTCATCTTAGCGTAGATTTTCCGATAAACAGAAGTTCCACCTTTAGATTTATTTCCAATATGATTAGCATAATTGGTAATCTTAATCTTCATTTCTTCCCAATTAGGCTGTGCGTTCTCTTTGCGAAACTGTCGCAGAAGTTTTTCCAGCACACTTACCAGTAGGTCAGGATATTTATCATAGCAAAGATCAATCGTTGGTACATTACCTCTTTCACTAATATTGTATTTCTCTTTGTATTCTTTCCGATCCTGTTCCCACACAATTCCATATGTGTTAGTTAAATAGTTATATGCTTCTCTAAGAATATCTCTCGTGGTAGTTCCTAACTCATCGGATTCTTTCAAAATATCATTAATGATTCCATAGACGTTAGACTTCCATTCATTAAGTTTGTATTCTGCGATAACACTTTCCGTATCCACTACTGGAATATCTTTCGTAGGTTTACCAATCTGCTTATACAGTTCTTTCCGTTCGGCTTTCATCTCTTTCACAATGTCTGCTAACTGATTGAAACCTTTGATAGTAACATTGTATAGGCGTTCATTGTTTCTTTCCATCTTCCTCATAAGTTCTGTCTGTTCTGTAAGAAATTGCTCTACTGTCGTTACAGGAGTTCCTGTTCTTAATTTTCCATGACGATAAGATTTAATAATATTCCATGCCCAATCCATAAAGGCATCTGCTTTTGGTTGACGACTTAATCTACATATCTCAAATACTCCCAGCTCATTATATACAACTGTTTCCCTATTCCTTCCATCAACCGTCCTCGTTTTGAGGACACTTGATTTTCCAACAAACCGATTCTTGTTCTTGTCGTGAATATTTTGGATTGCTTTTCTTGGATCTGCATATTCCAGTGCTTCTCCAATTTGATTTCTCGTCATCCAAATATCGTCCTCAGAACTATAAAAATCACACGATAAATCGTTAAAATTTTCCGTTTTTACTAACTGTAGATTCATTCTTTATCTTCCTTTCTAAACTGTCTTATTTTTCTCTACACTCATTATTTTTGTATAACTGTATTCCGTAAACCAATAGGAATAAAATCAACATTTAATTCCAACTATTAGTGTGTCAATCGTAATAGAAACCTATTCTATTCCTATTAGTTCTCTATGTAATCAACACCTTATCTATTAACAATTATATGCTTAGTTAATCATTAGTTTGTGTATAATAAATTTGACAAAGAACCGACCTGCCAAATCGGTTCCTGTCAAATGTTTTCGTAAAATAAAAAGAACCTTCTGCTCGGTTCTTTGCCAAAATTATTATATGGAATTAAATCAGATGATAAATAAGCATTCCGAAAGCTACGATAACCCATAATGTCGTAATTGCTTTCATAGGCTTCATAATAGCTTCTAATATTTCCTCTAATACGTCTATATATTTGCTTAAATATACCTTATTATGTTCACGATCAATGTTTCTTAGCGATAACCAAGCTAGGAAAACAATCACATATAACACAAAAGATATTCCGCAGAACTGTTCAAAGAAATGAATAATCTGTTCTAATTCCATACTTCATCATCCTCATCTTCATTATCATACAAATTTTCCACTGGTGCTGTCTGCTGGAACATATCCGTTGGAGATAAGTTTCTAGCCTCACACATTGCACAAAAGACTTTCAATACCTTCTCCCATTCATGTTCTTGAATCCACTGAAGAAATGGTTTCTTTCCACGTTTCTTAACATCAATATGGTATTTGTATTGCAAGTTCTTATACAGCTCGTTCCACATAACAGAGAATTGTGTTCCTGTTACCGCAGCTAATTTCCTGATACCAGCGTTCATCTTATTACGATCATCCCACGTCAAAATTTCCGCTGCTAATAACTTGTTATCATTCTGTAACTTCTGATTCTCTTCTTTTAGTTCTTTGTTCTGTGTTCGTAAATCAGTTACCATAGCAAGCTTGACATCTTCAGAAAATGATGG